CTTGAGAGCCGATACTAGTGCATCGAATCTTCTTTGTGTATTGTTTACCCGGTTTATCGCATTGGTTTCGTCGTGTTTCGCTGCGGTTGCGCGGGTGCTCGCAGTTTTAAGTTCTGCGTTTGCGTCATTAAGCTCACGAAGGAGGTTATCTATAGTTTCTAAGTGGTCGTTCATCATTTATTTCTAAAGCCTTTCTAGGGTTATGTCCATTCCAGATTACGTTGCCTCTCCATTCATGAACTATGAAATCTTCTGCTTCGTCTGTAGACATAGAGATGAAACCACAGACAACTCCATCAGCCTTATTATGAAGAGAAAATCCTGTATGTTTGCTATCGCACGATGTGCATTTAAGGAAGAATTTCATATTACATTCTGGTCCGAAAGAATACGTTCTATTACGTAGCTGTTTCTATCTGCTTTAGGTAGGGATTCGAAGGTCCCAGCAATTATGCCTTTATCTAATCGTCCTCCTGAAATTAATCGTCCTTTACTTCGACAGTAGTTATCTTTAAGGCTGCAACGGGAAACGGAATAGATCGTTTTTCCATCTTCCTCACGATACGCAACGGTTATTCCTCCTGTTGGTAGAAGTTCTCCGAGCATATCATGGCGCCGTAAATGAATGAAGTACTTATTAAGCATGTTAATTAGTATCCAAAATCAGATGTTCTCCGAACGGCGGAGTAATCTCGTGGTTGTTGATTGCCCACATAACGGGAAAAGAGATATTTTCTTCCTTCGGAAAAGGTCCATAACCATCGGTTAAGTACACCGCGCATTTCGGCTCAATGCCATGTTCGTCCATGTATGTAAATGGAGGGGCAAAATTCGTACCGCCTCCGCCCCGGGCGGATAATTCTATTTCATCGTCTGGACTGAAACAGTCTACATGGTTTACAATGCTGTCGCAGTATATTACGTGCAGTTTCGACGGACGAACCTCCTTGTGAATTCCATTGATTTCGGAACCGAATTCATTAAGTTCTTTTTCTCCGATGGACCCGCTTGTGTCGATTATAACTACAATCTCTCCGGAAGCTTCACTTTCCCGGCTTGGAAGGTATAACCCAGAACTGAGAAAACGCCTATTTCCATGTCGCCAGCTAAAGTCGTCATTGGTTTTTTCAGTCATGAAGCGGCGTAGTAAATCTTTCCATGGAAGCACGGGAATAAAAATTTCGTCGATCAGACGCGCTAGGTCTGCAGGCAGAGTACCTGTTTGCTTCGCAGCTAGTAATGCTGTAGCTACTGCTACTTTCCAATCAGCTTCTTCCGCTTTTCTCTGAGAATCCGAGGTACTGTTTGGACTATCCCGTACTTCGCCGCAACCTCCTGGATCTCCATTTCCAAGGTCTTCATCTGGCAGTATAGAATAGACATGCTCCGTTGACATTTTATCGTACGCTGGATTAAGTAAACGATCCTTAGGGAGAATAAATCCAGCACGATCTATGATTAAGTTAATAACATAATCAGCAGCTATATTCCATTTCTTTGAATTACGAGCGCTTCGACGAGTATGATGCAACATAGCTAGATGCATAACTTCGTGTGCCATGACACCAGTTACTTCAGAAACAGTTAATGTTTCTATCCATGTTGGATTATATCCTATAATACTTCCGTCCACCCAAGCCGTTTCACACGCAGTATCTTCTATGACCTTTAGACGCAGTGCTAGCGAACCAAAGAATGGCTGGCTCATTACTAAGTTCGCACGGGCCTTAGTTACTTTTTGTCCAGCCTTTGCGTTTGTCATGTTCATCTCGTTTCTCCAGTAAATATTTTAAAAGCGCTCTACGGATTTTACTTGGAAATAATCGGTAGTAAGATCCACGTGCGGGGGCGTATCGCTTATTCAATAAATAAGATTCGTAGAGTTCTGGCGAAGAAAAAGTTTGAAGAACAGCGCTAATTGTTTTATAAACCCTTTTTACTTTACGTCTTTGATGGCTGTTCATCAGTTGCTCCAATGGCGCTAGTAGTGGCGAGAATTTTCGCTCGCACGAGCCCTACTTTCATAATAGTACTGACTTCTAGAGTATTTTTCTTTACTCGTACTACGTTAGGCGCTGATAGTTTTTTTATGGTTTCGGGCGGGCAATATTCTAAAACAGACGGCCAAACTTTTACTAAAGCTTGTAATGAAGGCGCGGCGTTCATTAGTTGATAAAGTTCTTTGATAAGGGCTTCTTTTTCTTTAATGAGGGAAACTTTTTGAACTAACATCGCCATCATTTCAATATAAAGTACACTATCTTGAGGAATTTTCCACATACTACCCCAGTTCATGTGTTTATAGAAAGGCTTTTGGCTCTTCCACGAGACAAGGAAAATATTACGTTCCTTATCGCTTACATGAGCTTGAAATTCGACGTTTTTAAGCATGAATACGTCAAGTTCTGGATGCGCAGCTACGAGTTTCGCTATGGGTGAGGTTTCCTTTTCGACATATTCAGCTATAAGGGCCTGAGCTTTTGTTTGAAGCTCTTCCATTAGTTTCTTTTGTCTTTGGCTGAATAAGTCTTCAATCTTTCTTTCTATAAACTGCTTAAGTGTTCTGTTTAATAATACGGTTGCCATTGAGTTTCCTTCGTATGCATTCTGTTAATGTTTTCTGAGAAAAAAGACATCCTTGTTTTGCTTTTTCTTTTAGTTGTTCGAGATCTTGTATTGGATTTCCTAAGAAATTGTTTAGTCGGATGTTAAGATTCCCCTCCGAATCCATATTAAAGCCTTTATGCCAGAGCATTGAAGTTTCATATGGAGTCCATGTACTAAGTTCTAAGGCTTTCCTACATATAGGTATGTTTTTATAATTGTCCCATGCGAACCTAAGAGCGTGGCTTTGAGTAGGAATTACTGAACCTAAGTTCATAGAAGCGGTTAACTGATGTTCACGCAACACTAAGCCATAATGCTTAGCTTCGGCTTCGTCTTCTTTAGTCCAGTCCGAAGTATTAATTTTCGTTCTACCTTCTTCAAAGTTCTGTAGTATCCACGCACAGTATTTGGGTGGTTCTTCCGAATTTTAGAATGGGGCTCGGCTAGAATCGCTCGTTCCGGACGATTAACTAGTACTAATCGAGCTTCTTTACGAAGTGCTTTGCATTTTTTGTCGTTCATGTTTATCTATTTAAAAAGTACTGGTCTACCCATCAATTCTTACAAATACTTGCTAAGTGAATAAATAGCTTGCTCTAGGCCATCAAGCGCTGAGTCACAGTCTTCCAGCAGCGATTCTGTTTCGTCCAACAAAATGCGTAGCTTGTCGCGATCGGTAGTGATGCGCATTTTACATGCTTCTATCTGCTTTTGCAGGCTACTTATTGTTTTCCGTTTCAATTTTGTTATCATGCTACCTCATCAGGAGAGTCATCTATATCGAACATACTCATATTTCCCGTTCGAAGATGTTCCACATCTTCAGGACTTAATGCTTCGTTACAAGTAAAAGTTTGAATACGTATTTTATTCCCAAACACTGTATATCTGTATTCTCCAGATATGCAGACGAGGCGGACGATATTAGAGGAAAGTTTCTCCATGCTTATTTACCCAGTTATGGAAAGCTTTTGTTTGGGATAGTTTTGGATCTCGGGTGATCGAATCTTTTAGCATGAAAACTTGGAATTCAACTGGGATCCTGTTCGCGTATATAAGAGCGCGGTCCATGTTGTCCTCATTAATTTTGGTAGCTAGTCCTGCGGACAAAGCATAAAGCGTCCCTGGCTCGTTTGGTACCATGGTTGTAGCAGGATTCATGAGAATCGCATCTAAATTAGGAAGATCTCGGTAATGCTTTATATATGCCATGAATTCAGTAGCTGCTCCTTCGCCAACGGTTCCAGTATATAAATCGAATTCTACGACCGGTTCCGGACGTTGGTCGAGAATCTTCGACATAAATTCCCAGGAACGCGGAGTAGCGAAAGCTTGAGCATCTTTGAGTCTTTGTATGCGAATCTTTTCATCTTGGTCTGCTTTGTTTGTTTCAAATTCATTAAGAAGATGAGGACGAAATCTTATGAATCCTATAATCTCAGAAGCTATGCTATTAGCTAGAGCCCATTGACACCAATCTTCTATATTAACTTCGAAGTCAATATGAACTAAACGATTCTTAAGAGCTGTGGACATCTGGTTTACAATAGCTCGATCTTTGGCTCGATTTCCTGCGGCAACCATAGCCCAGCCTTCAGGCAAGGTATAGTCTCCAAGCTTTCTGTCGAGAATTAGTTGATATGCTGCAGCTTGTGTAGCTTGAGCTGCGGAATTAATTTCATCGAGAAATAAAATTCCTGTTCCTTGGCTGGGGAGAAAATCTGGAGCATTCCAAGTTGTTCGTTTATCTGCTGTAATACTAGGAATGCCCCGAAGATCTACAGGATCCAATTGGCTTAGTCTTAAGTCGATAAGTTCCCCACCCATTCCTTCCGAGACTTGTTTTACGACTTGAGATTTCCCTGCTCCAGGCTGTCCGTGGAGCATTACTGGTTGTTTGGCGTTAATAAGATATCGAAGGGCTTTTGCTACATTAGACGGGCGCATTTTGGTCCTTGGGTAGTGAGGATGAATATGTTTGTAAGCGTTTCATGGCTTCTTGAAGCCCATTAACCGGTTTATTTTCAAAGAGTAGTTTTGTAAGCCGTATTTTTCCTATTAAGAGTGCTTTATCTACGAATTTTTTGCAAGCATGCGATTTTATATCGTATTCATTAGAATTCCAACATACAGCGTGCAATAATATCGCCGCATTTTCTAATTCTTGGTCTTTAGTTTTAGATCCTAGACAAGCTTCGTAAAAACTATCTGTTCTTTTTAAGATTGGACAGCCGTCATATTTGCTGCGATATTGGCTGTTGGATTTCATTTTTGTTTTTCAGTATTAATGTTTATCTTCTGGACGAAGTTCTTTTGATTTGATATAGTCATTTATGATGACTTTAGCTGCAGCATACTGTTCTAAAAATAGTCGCTCTAATTGTTCCGGCGTACCCGAGTAATACATTTCGACTTTACAATTGTTCGGATCGTTGTCTAGTTCGCTAATAATACTTAATGACAGACATATGATTTTTGAAGGATTTATTGCTTCGAGTTGTTTTAAGAAGTCTTTATTTATCTCGGTTCGTTTTTTTGTGTCCGAAATATCTATAAGAGCTGCACTAGTATTTATCATTTAGGGTCTCTCAAATAACCAAGATCGTCCCTCAACTTTTTTGCATTGGGTTGAAACTTTGCTATTCCATGCGGCTGGGAGATCGGTTTCTATTCCGGATTTCAGAATGTAATTGAATTCTTTTTTCAGTAATTCTTGTAATTGAGGCGAGGTTCCTGTGAAAGCAATATCGATTGAAGCTAATACGGCGTTCGGACTTAACCTATTTACCCAAGCTACAAGTCCTCCTATTATACCGCCGTAGATATCGCATCCCTCGGTACTTTGTATCCAAGGGCCTTTTTCCGTTTCGAAATAGAATCCGTAGTGTTGGCTGGGAAGTGGGTCATTCTCAGCACTTAGTACTAAAGTACTTAGTAGTAGCGTTACTAGATAAGTTATTATCTTCATAAGTTTCTCTTATTTCGTGGTTAATGTTTCTTCGTTTGCATTCGGTTTCTATAATTCTAAGCGTGTTTGCTAGATCTTTTATTAGTCCTGATTGTTTTTCGGGCTCTAGCATTTTTAGAATAACGAGTTTGGCAATTCCAGAATGGTATAGACGTACTAAAAGAGGAGCGGATAATTTCTTTGCTCGATTAGGGACTTGGAGGCGGCGTATATAATTATCGATTTCTTTCTTTGTAGTCACGATCGAAACATATTTGTTAGTTCAGATATTAAGTTTTTTGGATTGGTTTCATTTGGACATCTTTTGCATTTGAATGATACGGCTATATGTCCTATAGTAGTATCGTTCGAAAATTTAGGTGTTGTAACAACTAGCTGAGTGAAAACAGCTAGAGAGCTTAGGGGATTCCCAGAGAATACGAACTGTTGGTTCATTTTGGTTTCTCTTTAAGCCCGCGCCATTTATCTTTTTCGTTCATACCAAAGGTTGATTCTGCTGTTAGAAGACGATCGATGTACCATTTTCCGTTGTAAAAATAGCGCGTGAGTGAAATATGTGGAAGCATTGCGATCCAGAAACGAATTTCATATGCACCGGATAATATTGGTTTGTTTTCTACTGAAAACCACTTAGTTTTTGTCATTCGGAAATAATCCTAATGTTGATAATCCTATTAATGCCGATAAGTTGTGTTTGATGTGGCGCTTTAGGTTTTGCTTAATTAGCGGATGTTCAATGTGTTTGGATTTTGATTTAGCTATTGCTTTACGTTCTTCGAATGTTCCGCGTTGTTTAGCTTGTCCCATTGTCGTCTTTTGAAAGGTTACGATCATAATTGCGTGAGATCATACTACATATGTCGAATATTTTTCTTTGTGCTCGTTTTTCTTTTTCAGTGAGACCCTCATTATCCCAATTGTCGTAACAATCTCGAAGATCTTGGGCTGTATTTTGAAATCTGCAGTAACTCGTATTGCTCATTTTCTTGCTTCTGAACGACAAACTGGGCAACCAGATATACGTTGCCTTGCGTTTGTTGGAATAGTAGAAACCCGGACCATTCGACCAGCCCATGCTTTACTTTCGTGACCGTGTTTGTCGCATTTAACGATATATCTAATTTTTGCTTTGCCGCCTGTCATGTTGATTCCTAGAAGTGGAGACAAAAAGGGGGCTTGGATCTTAGGATCCAAGCCCTTTGTTACTTAATTCTTAGCTTCCGCTTGATCGAGCCATTTCTTAGTGTGTTCATAAGTGCTTTTGATCAGCTTTAATTCATTCAGCCTTTCAAGGTCTCCGGTTCTCACTGCGAAAGTAAATCGGTTCTTGTACAACCGGTTAAGTCCTGCGGCGATCTTGTCTCCCAACTTAATTTGAATAGTTGTTGGAAGTACTAAGAAAGCTTCAGTACCAGCTACTGAATCTAACGACTTGATTTCTCTTAATACTTCAGGCTTAAGGTCTTTCAGCCGGTTGGATTCGCGATTGGCTGCTTCTTGTAGGATACCTCGTACTATGTCTTCGGGAGTTTCTGTAAGCGCTGCTGCTGTACGGATTTGTGTTTCTGTAGGTACGGCAGACATTTTTATCCGGAAGTCAATATTTTCTTCAGCAGACATAGGCTGGTCGAAATTAACTACGTATTCAACATTGTGCTTAGGAGCAAATGTCAATGCCTCTTCGGCTTCAGGTAATTCTGTAAATCGATGAAGCTCGTTGTATACATTAAATCGTAGGGCATCGCAGAGTTCAGCGATTTTGATGGGTTTCATGTTTACGGCCATACCCATGTTTTCCATGATTTCGGCTCCGACTTCATCTCCGATGTCTTGAGCATCCATTTCATTTCGTGCTTCGAGTGTAGGTTCTATGTTCGGAAGGATACGCCGCTTGGAAATTAAGTGGCTAAGCACTGAGTTGATAGTTTCAGAAGTTAATGCGTTTACAATGATTTTCGCATTAATTCGAATTTCATCGCTGTGGAGGTTATCATTCAATAATTCGTCGATCAGATTGCGGTGGTTCATGTTAGTTCCTAGTATGTTGGTTTGAGTGTTTGGTGCTACGTAATTTTGTCGGCTATCTCCTTAAGTACGAGCTTGCGTCCTTGTTCGATTAAAGCTCTCGCGGACGAAGATATGCTGGGGTCGAGTGCTACATCTATTTCCCAGTTTATTAAATCTTGTATAGCTTGCCTAGGATTATTTTTATGTATAGCTTCTAGGGTATGATTTGTGATATGCTGCTCTATTACTGCTTCACGCCATTCGTTATTTACCGATTCGTATCCTTTTTTCCACCATAGCCACAGCACGCCGATACGAGAGTCTTGATAAGTATTATCGCTTTGACGTAATATCCAAGAAGTCGATAGTTGATTTTCAAATTCTTTACGGTTATGATCGGAAGAATTCATGTTAGTTATCCTTTAAAACCGAGTTTGGTTTTTAAACTGAGTATAACCCACCAAATTACGAGTAATAAGGTGCACCACGCTCCGATGAAATAGCCGAGAGATGTTGGTCACCATGCACGAATAATGTTTTTGCCGATGCTGGTCATGGCGGAACATCTTTTAACATTTTTCGAATTCGTTGTGCTATTGCTTGAGGAGTAGCTTCGTTTGGAACTGATGCCCAAGCACTTGAAAAGCAATACATCCACCGATGAGAGCTAACTGATAATCCGAAAACTCGTTCGCTATAGTCGTACCAATCTTCATTTGTATTTTTAGGAATTCCTGCGTAAGAACCATGTCCAATAGCACAGCCAATAGATCCGCAGTCTGTTTGTAATTTGCTATTATAAAGTTCTGCGAATCTAGTTATGTCGAATTCAGCTTTGAGCGGACCTTCCAAGTAAACTACAAGTTTTTCGAGATTAACTATATTTGCTTTCATAGTGCTGCTCCTTTGATGTTCCATTTACCTGGGTAGTATTTGCCTCTCCGGGTATATCCGATGAGGTTTTTGCCGATGCTGGTCATGGCAGAACACATGAGCCCGGCAACGGCTGCGGCCATCATTCCGCTGAATGTTCCAGCATGGAGAATATAGGCAACGACAGATACTGTTATGTCAAGTGCTAGACTGTGTCCTAAGAGACTGAGTCTCCATTTGTGCGGGAGTTTGATGAATAATAGGAGCAAACCAATAAATATTATTACACCAGATTCGATGATCATGGATTAATCCTTGTAGATATACACCAAAGTTTTGAGTTCGTAGTTCTTGGCAATGTTAATCATATGCTGAGTACCCGGGCTTTTTCCATTCCATAAAGCTATGAGCGCTTCGGCTTTCTTAGCCATTTCTTCATTGCGCCGGTAACCTGCCGACCGGCCATGCAGATTCCAGTTAGCTGGGTGCATATCGATGAAAAGTCCTTCGGATTTAGCCCAGAGTTCTCCGAGTCTATCTGCTCCGTTAGCTCCGCCACTTAATATGCTTGTGGGTTTCCAATTGCATTGTTTGAGAGCTTCAATCAAATGATTGAGATTTACACATCCGCGAGATCCGGCGATTATTGTACGCATTAATATTTCTCCAGAAGTTTAGTTACTTCAGGTAAGCTTATTGGAATATCCGCGCTACGGCTACGCGATTTACGATTGCGAGCTTTGTTAGCTTCGGTTTCATCGTAGAGTTTCCTGCCGCGAAGTTCTAAGTATGCGATATAGGAATTAGCGATTTTGAGTTCAGCTTTGAGTACTAAGCACTGAATGAGTAGTTGGGATTCGGTCATGACATTACTCCTAATAAGACGATTAATGACGAGATAAAGACGAGATCTTGAGGGGTTATCATTAGTCCCTCCAGATAAACATGTCCGGTATTGAGTATGTAGCGTTTAACTCTGGTGCTTCCATGAAGGATTCTAATTGCTTTACTCCTTCTTCTAAATCTTGTTGTTCTTTGGGCGACATTTCAGCATTTGTTAGATTAGGTATATTCTTTAGAAATATCAGACCTAGTTCTATTATCTTAGTACCAGTTATGGTAGCTGCGGTTTTGTAATTCATGATTTATTCCTTGTGAATAAGTCTCGAGTGAAGCGAACGAAGGCTACTTTCAGTGACGCGCGAGGTTCGTGAACGAGTGAAGCGCAGCGGAACGAGTGAACGAGCCGAGGGCGGAACATAAAGTAGCCGTAGTGAGCTTTAGGACGAAGTCTTGTAGATTAGAAATAATACAGCTCCTATTGCTAAGATTCTTAGAATTGAGACCGTAGTATTGAGCATAGTTTTGTGAACTTCGTTCATTTTATGGCCTCTGCTTTGATTAGTTTCATGAGTTCTTTACGTTGGATGTTGGTCATATTTGGGGTGATTGGAACGCTGATGCTTTTCTTTACAATGAGCCTTTTGGTAAGTGCTTTGTATGCAGCACCGAATTCCTCAGGGGTTGAGTATTGAGTGGCGTCAATGTATGTAGCTTCTGGAATTGGGAGGTTCATGATTTATTCCTTGGTACTTCGGTTAAGTGACCAAGCTTCCATCCATTCTTGAAACCATGGATAAATGCTTGAAGGCGTATTAGGATTTGGCGATATTTAAGCATTTAATCAAGTCGTTGAATATTAATTTACGAATGTTGAGCTGGGAGATGAAGTACAAAGAACTAGGGAACTAAATCCCCAGTTCGTTGTCCTCAGCGCTAAGTACCAAGGATTCGATACCTAGCATGCAGTGCTCAGCGCTTGGTGCTAGACACTAAGGACTTAGACGTGAAGTCCAGATCAGCCTGTTTGCCAGTCCAACCAGCGCGTAATCCGCTAGCAAAGGACTTTGCACCTAGCGCTACGCTCGCAGTGCCAAGGACTGCGAACTTAGCAACAGTAGTAGCGCTACGCTTGATAGTAGACGAGGTCTTAACTCCAACGTTATATGCACTCATGGTGTACTCCGAAGTTGTCGAGCAGAACGCTCACAACACTCGGGACTCGGTGCGAAGCACGGTTTCCTAAGATCTTAGAACTCAGAGCTGAATTCTAAGAACCCGGAAACCGAATCCGAAGTGGGGTGTGCCAAGCACGGAGTAGGGGGAGGATGCTCTCAAACAAACAAGTATCTGTTTTTTAAAAATTTTTCGCAAGTTTTTTAAAAATTTTGTATAGCAACTTTCAATGTAGATATCCAGAAGGAAGTCGCACACACACATTTCTAGTTTTTCAGGGGGGGGTTAGTTCTATGAAGAGAGAGAGTAGTATACTATATATATATTTAAAGTTTAGTTAATATATATAGTAATAGTATACATCTTCTCTCCTTAGGCCTTCTCTACTTATTTACAGATTTCTATTGTCTTATTGCTCAACTTCTGTATAATGAGAACTGTGACCCTTGAAAGGAACCCCAATGAAAGTTGCATTTGGAGCAAACGCGCTTAACAATATGATCGATGTTGTTGCGGACATCAGCTGGGGCGGTTTGATCGAACGCCTCAAAACCTACAGGAAGGCCCGAGTACTAAGTTCTGAGTACTGGGCAATGAGTAAGAATGACCGGCAAACGGCCAAACTAGGCTCCTGGTTCATACCAGCGGATTTCTCTACCCCTATCCGCAGGGAAGCCTACATGAATCGATCCTACGCCTTCGTAGGGGATCTAGATATCGGGAATCTGAGTACTGAGGACCTCCGGCATTTTGTAGGAAAGTATGAGTTTTTCGCTTACGAAAGCTTTTCTAGTCGTCCGGACGACAAGCGCTGGCGGATTATTCTTCCGTACGCAGTTCCTATAGACGCGAAACTCACTCCGCAGGTCTATAAGGCTATGAGCGAACTAATTGGAACGGCCTTAGCCCCGGAGAGCGGAAAAATTTGTCAACTTTGGTACGAGCCCGCATGTTGTTTAGACGCGAACCCGTCATATCTACATAACAAAGGTGTTTTTCTTGACTATTCGCACTTAGAACTGCCCCAAACACCAGAAAAATCGGTGGAAACGCCTGTTGTTTCGGATTTTGAACAACTTTCAGCGGCTTTGAATGCGATTTCGATCGGTAAATGGCCCGCAGGGCAGCGTTATGTAGACCGATGGGAGGTGGTTTGCGCTGCTGTGTGCCACGAAACAGGCGCTTCGGAGAAAGGATTTGAACTTTTCCATTCCTGGTGCCAAAGACTGGATAATGTAGAGGGGTATACCGGGGAGCAGGAGATACGCCGACAGTTTTTTAGTTTCGGGGGTAGTCATCCGAACCCAGTAACGATAGGATCGTTAGTCATGTTAGCAAAACAGCAGAACCCTGGTTTTAGGCTTCCTCCCCCGACACCCCCAGCAGTCCAAGACCCGAGCGATTATTCCGGATCCATGGCGTGGATGAACGCTCGGTTTGCGTATGTAGCCGAGCAAGATAAAGTCTGGCGCTTCGAGAACCAGAACTTCACTTCTTGGCATAGCTTGCGCGAACAACTAGCTGGTATGGAGGTAGAAACTGGGGAGAGGAATAGGGACGGGATGCCTAAAATGGCCCCGTTGGCAATTGTTTGGCAACGTAGCCAAGAACGAAGGGATAATAATCGCCCCCGGATAACTTATAAGCCGGGGCAACCAGCCCTAACAGAGAAAAACGAAATTAATGTTTGGGCTGGGTTTGCTACGTCCCCAGTTCCCGGAGATATAGCCCCATGGGGAGAACTTCTGCAGCACTGTTTCACAGAGTCGGACGGCTCGGTTAACTTAGGGGCTTATAAGTGGTTCGAACAATGGTGTGCCTATCCCATTCAACACCCAGGTACTAAACTCTACACTGCGTCGATCTTCTGGTCTAGACAACAGGGGACTGGGAAATCGTTCACCGGAGAGATTCTGAAGCGAATTTACGGGGATAATGCTAGGACAGTCAATGCCAACGAGCTGCATGCGGATTTCAACGGCTGGGCTGCCAAGCGACAGTTTATACTAGGAGAAGAAAATACGAGCGACCACCCAAGGGCGGATAGCCAGAAATTGAAGGCTAAAATCACGCAGACTTCATGTAATGTTAATGAAAAACACCAACCGGTTTATGTTATAGACGATTCTATCAACTACTTTTTCACTAGCAACAGGCCAAACGCCTTCGCTATTGAGTTGTCGGACCGTAGGTACTTCGTGTGGCATGTCAACGAAGCCAAGTTGCCTCAAGTATTGGTTGATAAATTGAACGTATGGCTGGATAATGGGGGTGCCGAGCATCTACACGAGTATCTGTTAAATCAGGTCGGTACAAGTGATTTTGTTCCAACTGCCGAGGCTTTTCATACAGATGCCAAAGCTCAGATGCAGGAAACCACACTCGGACCTCTACAGGAGTGGCTGAGGGATTACGTGGAACGGGGGGTAGGGCGTGATCCGAACACACCTGGAATTACTAGTTCGAGCCAACTAGCCAAGGAATTTCAATTGTCAGGGGGAAAACCAGTTACTGGGAACGCGGTTACTAGGGCTCTGGACGAGCTAGGTCTCTTATCACTTCGAGTTGCGTTCGTTCACGGCAGAACTAGACGTTTGGTTGCCGCGACCGACCCAAAGAAGTGGGATATGACTCCTGTTGCGGATTGGGTTACTGAAGCTGCCAAGAATGACCAATACAGGATTTAACGAAGAAGGGGTAGAACTTATAGACGACACCACCGCCCCCGGGTACCCAGTTTATGCTAAGAAAAAGCGGGATCCTCGATACGCGCTCACTGAAAGGGAATTAACGTTCACAAAGAACGTAGCTAGGGGCCTTAATCCTACAGCCGCAGCGCGGGCCGCTGGGTATTATGCTCCTTCGAATGCGTCCAGCCGTATCATGAAGCTGGAAAAGATCCGAAAAGCGATCGCAATTGAACGGGCACATTTTGTCCGGGTCAATTCGATGTCAAAAAAGAAGGTGATGGATGGGTTTTTGGAGGCCATTAACATGGCTAAGATTAAATCGGATCCGATAGCGATGGTGGCTGGTTGGCGAGAAATAGCCAAGATGTGCGGTTACTTCGAGCCTGTCAAGCATCAGATTCAGATTGATGTTAGTGGACGTGTAGTTGTTCAAAAGCTGCAATCGATGAGCGACGCAGAACTTGTTAAACTTGCTGAGGGCGATGGAACTGTCATAGATGCGGAATTTAGTCCGATAGGAACTGAAAACGTCGTTGACACACCGCTCTTGGGAACACTAGAGGAAGAAAATGAAAGTGAAGAAGGAAATGAACGCGATGAGGTTCAAAGAACTGGTCGTAGAGGCTGGTTTTCAGGACATGGGTAACTACGTTGGGTTCGTTGGGATGAATCTTAGCCAGCAGTTGACGAAGTTTGCCAGGCTGGTCGCGGAGGAAACACGTTGCTGCTCGGAGAAAGAATGAAAGTTCTGGATAAAGGGTATGTAGATTACATAGAGCATTGGGGCAGCGACGAGCGTATAATTGAAGCAGCTCGTATGTCAACGGATAAAGGGTTCCAGGGGTGGGAGAAGGACGAGAAGTTGTTGGCCTTTCTCTACGCCAATAAACACCACACCCCGTTCGAGATGGCGGGCATGGTTGTTGAGGTCAAAGCTCCTATTTTCGTGTTTCGGGAATGGCATAGGCACCGGACACAGAGTTACAACGAGATGAGCGCTCGTTACGTGCCTCTCCCCGACGAGAATTATATCCCGTCCATCGAGCGAATCATGCTCGGAGCGAACACCGCGACTACGAACAAACAGGCGCAGGGGACAGGTAAACAGATCACTGAGGTAGTAGCGCAACGCTGGCAAGAGACTCTGATTCAGTCGTACGAGTTAGCTCAGCAAACTTATGAGGCAGGAATTATGTTCGGGGTGCCTAAAGAATTGGCGCGATGCCCAGTTCCAGTAGCGCGGTATTCCAAGATGCGTGCCAGCGCCAATCTTCGAAATTGGCTGGCCTTTCTTACTCTACGACAGGCACCGCAGGCTCAGTGGGAGATCAGGCAGTTTGCTCACGCCGTGGGGAGGCTTATTTATTGGCATTTTCCTCGTACCTGGGAACTTTATCTTAAGGAGCAGAACCATGATGAACAAAGGTAAGGGCTTACTTCTCGCCCTCCTTTTTTTCCTATCCTCGTGTGTCTCTACCTCGGCAATAGGAGATAAGAAGGACGAAGCTTTAGTGTGGCGGTTAGCTCAGGAGTTCTCAGGCATACATGTTGATAACCGGGCTCCCTCGGTTGAATACGTCAAACATGAATGGCTAGAGGAGAAGGTCTGTCCCGGGAAAACTTGTCTCGTTCTGGGGCTATACGTATACGGCGAAGACGGGGTTTATGTAGATGACTCTCTAAACATGGAACATGTATACGGAAAGTCGATTTTGCTACATGAGTACGTCCATGTGTTACAAAAACTCAGAAAACCAAACATAAATGTTGAGGATATTGGTTGCGAGGAGTTTGTCGATCGGGAGATGGAGGCGTACACAGCACAGAGTCTATTTTTGGCTAGATCAGGAGACACTCGGCGCATGCGCCCCGTAAGGCCAAGATGTCAGTAAGCAATTCTCGGTCTCCGCAGCAGGAGTTAGCGCGCCGAGAGCTGGCGCGTAGACGCCTGCTGCACTTCACGAAGATCACGCATCCTAAGTACAAGGCTGGCTGGGTCCACGACGATATCTGTCGTCGGTTGGAGAGATTCAGCCAACAAGTAGCGGAGGAGAAGTCTCCTCGATTGATGCTGCTGATGCCGCCTAGACAAGGTAAGCAAATAGCTGATGAGACTCCCGTACCAACGCCCAGCGGGTGGACTACTCATGGTCAGTTGAAAATTGGAGATTTAGTATTTCATCCGGATGGACATGCTGTTAAAGTAGTGGGCGTGTCTGGGAAGACAATATCTGATATACGAGTTACACTATCTAATGATGAACAGATATTTTGTCATGAAAATCACGAGTGGGTTTTATTTAGTCGCGCTCATCGAGTTTGGAAGACGGTGAATACAAAGTTTTTAATGTCTCCGCCGACAAGGCGTGGCGAACGATTAGGAGGTACGCGTAACTCATATCAATTACCTTTAGTAGCCGCTCTGGAATATACAGGTACTGAGTTTACAGTTCATCCATACGTACTTGGCGCGTGGCTTGGAGACGGCTCTACCGGAGAGCCTTGTATAACATGCGCAGTTAGCGACATAGCTATTATTGACAAAGTTTGTAGTTTAGGTTACCCTGTGAGCGCGGTCTGGGTTCATTCTACTACTGGAGTCTTGACGACTTCTTTCGCCGGGCCACGCCCGGGCTGCGCTGGGAGATTAACTAAGGAACTTCAGGACCTCGGGGTGTATAACGACAAATACATCCCCGCTGAATATCAACGTATGACTGTTGCTTTGCGCCTGGAATTATTGGCTGGTCTTATAGATACAGACGGATACACCGATATGAACGGGCGCGTTGTGTTCACTGCAGCTAATCGCCATTTAATTGATGGTGTGATGGAGTTGTGCGAGGGGTTGGGTTTTCGTCCGTACGTACAAGAAGTGCAGCCTAGACTTAGTTCGTCTGGTATACAGGGCAAAAAAGTTTATTGGACAGTAGGATTTCAACCGACGATGTCAATACCAGTTTCGCTCCTCCGAAAACGGAATATGCGTATTGCGAGCCAACGGCGCGTCGGAATCCGCGCAGTAGAGCGCGTGGGAGGCAGCCGACAGGGGCACTGTATACAAGTAGATAGTTCGGACGGTTTATATGTAGTCGGTCGAAAAATGACAACGACTCACAATTCAGAACTAGCGTCCATACGCTTCCCCGCTTGGCACTTAGGACATCACCCGGATCACGAAGTCATTAATGTCGGATATAACCTGGATCTCCCGATGATTTTCTCACGGAAGGTCCGGGAGATCCTGCGAGAACCGGATTACTCGGCTATTTTTCCTGGTACGCAGTTGGATCCAGACTCTCAAGGAGCCACGGCGTGGAAGACGGTAAAGGGCGGGGGGTTTACTCCGGCTGGCGTGGGGGGCGGTATTACCGGGAAGGGCGCTCACATCTTGGTAGTTGACGACCCCATCAAGAACCAAGAAGAGGCGGACTCGATACTCGTCCGGGACAACTTGGAGTCTTGGTTCCAGAGCACGGCGTACACGCGTCTTTCTCCTGGCGGCGGGGTTCTCATCATCGAAACTTGGTGGAATGACGACGATCTAGCAGGCAGATTGCAGGCGCTTGCTAGAAGGGACCCCACGGCGGATCAGTATGAAATTGTCAAATATCCCGCCCTCGCGGAAGCGTATGAGTTTCGTAATTCCGAGACCTTGGAAATGCGCCACGAGAAAGAGAAGCCTCTGATAGTTGCGCCATGGGAACTGATGCGCTCCCCCGGAGAAGCTCTTCATCCGGCTCGGTACGATGCAGATGCCTTGGTTCGTATCAAGGCGAACCTGAGTCCTAGGGTCTGGTCTGCTTTGTATCAGCAGAATCCGGTTCCGGACGAGGGTATGTATTTCAAGAAGGAGTATTTCAAGTACACGACGAACCCGCCAGACCCGGTTGGTTGTTATATCTACACGGCTTGGGACTGGGCTGTCGGTACCAAGACACAGAACGACTGGACAGTTGGAGCTACGCTTTTGCAGGATGCGTCGGACAATTTATATGTTCTAGAAGTCTTGCGTTTTAAAGGAGATACCTTTATCATCGCAGAAGCGGTGGTTGATGTTGCGCTCCGTTGGGGTACAATAGGAGGATCCACTTATACAGTCGGATTCGAGGACGGTCAAATCTGGAAGGCCATCGAGCCAGTTGTCATGAAGAGGTTCAAAGAGCGGCATGTTTATCCTTCGTACGAGTTACTCAAGCCGCTTACGGACAAATTGGCTAGAGCTAGGCCGCTGCAGGGTCGTATGCAGCAGGGCAAAGTGATTTTTCCAGAAGGAATGGCGTGGATGAAGGATGTGGAACTTGAGTTGTTGCGTTTCCCGGCTGGTGCTCACGACGATATCGTAGATGCTTTGGCCTGGGTTGCTCAGCTCGTAGTACGCAAAGACCCGCCTAAGTCGTTTATACCCCCGCCCCCTATTTCATGGCGGGATAAGTTGAGTAATTCTCCTAGCGGGTCAGTAAGTCATATGTCTGCTTAGCATAAGGAACAAAATGTCGAATTCTACAAAACCACAAGCAACGCGGGTCGTTGACGCTACCGAGATTGTTATCAGCGCTCCGCCAACTGGGGCTCAGATCGGAGCTACCATAGCTGGCAAAGCTGCACGATTGTTGGGTATTTATCCGTCGCAGACCATGACCGGAACGATCACTATCTACGACGAGGCGACTGCGACTACGACGGGCACTAAGCTTGTCTTTGCTGCTGGGTTACTGATGAGTGGCATTACGTTCCCGGTAGATGGAGTTGTATTTAATCTCGGGATCGGTGTTAAGCATAGTGCTGCTGAAGCTTGCCAATATGTGTGGGCGCCCGTTCACTAAGAGTAAATCATGCCGATTAACAATAATGTGGCCGCAGACACGTGGATCCGTTATCAGTACATTCGCGACAATGGGCACCTGGACTATGTAGCTAAAGCATACCAGTGTGAGAATTTCTTCTTTGGTAATCAGTGGACGGCAGAGGACTTAGCCCTCTTACGGGCGCAACGACGCCCCGCATTGACGATCAACAAGATCCTCAATACGATTTCAAACGTCCTTGGCGAGCAGATATTCAACCGAAGCGAAATTTCGTTCAAGCCCCGCAATAGCGGAGCTACTCAGCAGATGTCCGACGTGCTCACGAAGGTCTTCATGCAGATCAGTGACAACAACCAGCTCCCGTGGTTGCGCAGCGATGTGTTCATGGACGGCCTCATAAGCTCTCGTGGGTATTACGATCTGCGCATGGATTTCTCCGATTCTTTACGCGGAGAGGTTAGGATCGCCCAACTGAATCCTAAGAACGTGCTCGTGGACCCAGACGCGGATGAATATGACCCGGATTCCTGGGGCGACGTGATTACGACGAAGTGGCTATCCCCCAATTCGATCGCTCTATTGTACAATGAAGAGGATGCTGAACAACTACGCGGTCGCCAGGAATCATTCTTTCCCTATGGATACGACTCGTTAGACCGAGATAGAGATCGTTTTGGCTTTCCGCGCTCAGTTACGTATGGCATAGGACCGGAGTCCACTCGTGAAACGGTCCGAAATATTCGGATAATTGAGCGGCAGCATAAAAAACTCGATAAAATGCAGCACTTCGTGGATATTGAGACTGGTGTGCTGCGCATAGTTCCTTCGAACTGGGACCGCAACCAAATTGCTTTGTACTTGCAGAACAACCCAGACACGGCCATAACGAAGAAAATGGTTCAGCGGATTCGGTGGACGGTTGTTGCCGATAATTTCTCGCTGCATGACGATTGGAGCCCCTACAAGCATTTCACCGTTGTGCCGTATTTCCCGTACTTCCGGCGCGGGCGCACATGCGGTTTGGTGGAGAATTTGTTAGGTCCTCAGGAACTGTTAAATAAGGTTAGTTCCCAGGAACTGCACGTCGTTAACACGACGGCAAATAGTGGTTGGAAACTGAAGCGGAACGCGCTGCAGAACATGACTGTCTCGGAGCTTGAGCAGCGAGGTGCTACTACTGGGCTTGTCCTCGAACTGGATGAAATCGACAATGCTGAGAAGATCACCCCGAACGCAACTCCTCAGGGCTTAGACCGGATTTCCTACAAGGCTGAGGAGCACATTAAGACGATTTCCGGGACTTCGGACTACGACCAGGGTTTTGCGCGCGAAGACGTCAGCGCTAAGGCGGTTAAGGCGAATCAGTCTGCATCAAGCGCTAATCATGCCAAGGTCCTGGATAACTTGACCCGTACGGATCATATCCTGGCTAGGAACATACTGGATTATATCCAAGAGTTCATGTCCGAGGAGCGGGTACTCCAGATAACGACAGATAGGCTTACTGGAGAGACGGAAGCGCTGGAGGTGAATCAGGTCACTCCGGAGGGCCAGATTCTCAATGATTTGACTCTCGGCGAATTCGGCGTGGTCGTGTCGAGCATGCCAGAACGCGATAATTTTGAGGACACGCAATTTGAACAGCTCGTTAACATGAGAACCAAGATCGGAATTAATGTCCCCGATCGGTATGTCATCGGAGCATCCAGGCTGGTTAACAAGGCTGAAATTGTCAAGACGATGGAGGGCGATGCTGAATCCCCAGAGGGCCAGCGCCAAGCTGCGCTTAAGCAGCGTGCTGAGGAAGCCGCAGTCCAGGTTCAGGAAGCCGATGCGTCGGGGAAGAGGGCCGCTGCGACCCTTGCTGTGGCCAAAGCCAAGGGTGAGATAGAAGGCGGTGGAGTGGACAACTCCGCAGAGTTAGAACACGCTCGCAAGGTTGAAGAGATGGAGAGGGAGTTCGAACTTAAGCGTGCTCAGGTAGAACAAGAAATTGAATTAGAGAAGCTGAAGGTTATGGCCCAAATAAAGCTTGCGGAAATGAAAGCCAAAGCAGACATAGAAATCAAGTCTAAGGCGGCTAGTGACAAAGCCATGACAGACCGGGTTGCCGCAGTGCATAACACCCCAGTTGCTCCGAAAGTCGCTCCTAAACCCGCTGCTCCTCCCGCCCCAGCGCCGAAAGAAAAGCGTAAGATGAAGCACACTAAGGCCGAGGATGGTAGTATACTTAGTGAGGAGATCGATTAATGGGCTCCGATTTGCTTCCATACGCGCGTGAGCTTATGGTTACGGTATTGGCTAACTTGGAACTTAAACTGGCGTTGTATGACGGGATCGTTCCTTCTAACTATTCTACGCAGTCCGAGGTTGCTGCCCCAGGATATGAAGCGGGCGGTAAAAGCATTGAACTAGATGCTGAGGACGACGCTCTTAGTTTCAAAGCTGTTGTGTGGCCGGATTCCAGTATCACGGCTTCTGGGGCGCTTATTTATGATGTCAAGACCGGAAAAGGATTAATTAGGTCTGCGTTCTCCGCCGAAACTTCGGTGCGGGACGAGTTTGAAATCGGTTTAGAAGTCGAATCACTTGTGGAGTTAGTGTAATGGCTATCCAATATTCTGCAGCAGTTCGTAACAATCAACTCGATCAAGTTGAGTCTACTACGGGAACCGCAGCTAAGCTGCGTATTTTAACTGGGTCGCCTCCTGCAAATACGGCTGCAGCTGAAACAGGATCGTTGCTTATCGAAATCACGCTGCCGTCGGACTGGATGAATGCTGCTGCGGCTGGCTCGAAGACTAAACTCGGTACTTGGTCCGGAGCTGCTACGGGCACGGGAACTGCTGGCTATTTCCGGGTTGTGGATAATGCCGGAACTACTTGCCACATTCAAGGCACGTGCGGCCTTGGTTCTGGAGATTTACAGCTGGATAATACGAGTATAACGACTTCCCAAACCGTGACGGTCAATACTTTCACGCTGAACGCGGGACACGCGTAAAGAAACCTAAGAAGATAAAACCATGAACGTAGAAAAATATTCAGAGCGGGCCAAGCAAGAGATTGCTAACATCGCCAATCATCACGATTCGCCGAGAGACATGGTTATGGCTGCTCTCGACGAAATGGTGAATTACGTGTGGCGGTTGGCTCGGGAAGTGGATGCCGAACGGGAAAAGTATTTATCGGCTGTGAAACTAAAGGAAACGAAACAAAATGGCTAAGTTAATTGTATCTAGTTACACAGATGGCACGGCTTTGACTGCAGCCGCCGCTGCATCCATGATCCCGACGTACAACGTTATTACGTTGCCTAGCGGGTACTTCTTCATAGGTCGTCAGCTTCGTGTCCGAGCGTCGGGTCGTATTTCTTGTGTGATTAC